CACTCTACCAATTCTATTCCAATCCAATCAGCATCATCTTTATGCTTGACTACATTGTCCATAAAATTAGGAGCGTATACTATATCAGAATTGTCCCATAAAACTAATTCATATTTAGATCTCCTCATTAACCAATCCCAACTCTCATAGACAAGATCCTTCCTCCCATTGTCAGCCAAAATTAATATCTCGTAAGGATAGGTAGCATTATCCTTAAGCATCTGAAGCTTTAAATCAAGAACAGCATCATTCTGCTTATTTATTAAGTGAGGAAATATTATGCTTATCATTTTTAATTAATTTTAATTACGCCGATACCACTAGCAATATTTATATCAGGACAAATAAATTCCCAATACTCATATTTACTTTTTAATTCATCCCAAAAAACTTTAGCCCCCTCACATGATCTCAATCCTAGTATATCATGGAATGCCATATAGGTACATTTACCTTTATAGTTATTAAAGTCAGACTTAACAGCCTCATAAGAATGATCCGCATCTATAAAATACAAATCAGAAAAAGAAGCTATCTTAACTACTTCCTGATCCTGTGATTTACCATAAAATACTGGAAGACCTATATGAGACTCTCTTTCATCATATGTAATACCAAATACATTTAAATTCATTTCATCTTTCATGAATCTAAGAAGTAATCCAGCGGCTATACCAATCTCTGTATAGCTTTTGATATTCTTGATTTTTATAAATTCACAAAACTTTTCCAGCTCATACGCATTTTGCTCTAACCCCCCTGTAAAATCATTCCCACCTAGAGCCCAATGAAGGGGCCATTTAGAAATTATACTTTGCATACCTAAAAAAGAAAATTGCCCTGCCATTTCTGGCTTAAAGGAGCGGGCCACCCCCAACAAACAACAACACATTGTTTATCTACTATGAACACGCAAACAACAAATCACTGACAAAATTAGTTTACACACTTACACGTACTTGTCAAATCTTTTTTTAAACTTCCTGTTCTTTCCGCTCATTTGCTTTATATATACCTATATATACATAAAACACTATATACGCTATAATATAGTGCACGCCCTATTATATATATTTTCTATAGGGGTAAATACAAAAATACTAATCAATATCCTCTCTGATAGATTCAAGTATCAAGAAAAGAGTATTATGTATACCAATAATAAAGGATAATGACATATAGGGGATAAATTGGGGCATATTTTCTGATTTAAAGTACTTATTTTTATTTTTTTTACGTGGATGACACCATAATTCATCCAAATACAACCAAATCATTCATTCTAAACCGAAAAAATCTTTATTATCTACCTATTCTTTTATTATATCTTTGTTGTTTATTATTGTTATCTATTATGATTTTGTTATATGAGGGAATACTTTAATTGACGTGCAAGCCGCGAAATACCAAATCATCTATTCTAAACCTAAAAATCTTTATTGTTTCTTATTCCTATTGTTTCTTATTACAGATCTACTATATTCTTTATTATTATATGGAGGTTTTTTATTATATAGGGGAAAACCTTACTAGCGTGCAAGCCGCGAAATACTCCTTTATTATATACTACTTTTCATTATATTCATACACGTTAGCTAAATAAGGGAATTCAGGAAGATCCATCCACGCTAAAATTAAATTATCTTCATTAGGGTAAATATTTTCATTTGTACTTTCCCATATATCATATCCACCTTCATTTGATTTAAGGTATTTAACAATATCATACCCTTCTGGGCCGTCAGTCGTATTACCCCATACTATTAAGATTTCTCTATTTTTAGGGATAGTTGTAAAAGGTTTCCATTTCATAATATCTATTTATTAATATACTGTTTTGCTATCATTTGATAGTATGTATCTAATAGATCTAATGCATGTTTTAAATTCTTTTCATTTAAATAAAGTGCATGTAGCCTATCAGCTTCGGGTGAAAGCGCACCATATTGAGACATTACTGCTTTATTAATGTTCTTTTTTATTTCGTCTGTATCATCGCCTCTCAGAATATTATTGATCAACTCCTGAGTACTACGATTTTCCATCGCCGCGAGTTTGTTCACCACGATCATAATGGCCTCAGAGGAATCCGGGGCTGTTGTGTCTATCGGGAAAACCAGTTGACGACGCTCGAATTTTGGGTTTGTCATCACATAAAGCCGATCTTTCTCGGCCTCATTGAGCAAAATCCACCCTTGGTTTTCCGCGTAGTCGCGCAGATTAGTGGGAGAAATGAGTGTTTCAAGATTCATAATAAGGTTTCAGTAATAGTCTTCTGACAGTATTCTATAGATGTATCGTCAATGTACAAAATATATTTTGCTTCACGTTCTATTGTCAGATCGTTATAATCTATTTTCTTTGGAGGTAATTTTATAAGCATATTTATTATACCAGATTTCCTTTAAACTTCAATTCCGCGATTTTTAAGAAATAACTCAACCTCTAATAGATTATGCTCTGGCAAACGATAAGGATCTAATACATAATCATGCATCTGTTGCATAACAGATAAAACTTGAATATTTACATCTTTCACCTCGTCTTTTAGGCAATCAGGATATTCTCGCAATAATGACTCCACATTAGGATAGTCCTCCATTAAATTATTATATTTCTCAGGTTTAATCCAACGCCCAATAGCGCAGTAGTGAGTGCCGCACTTATACATCGGTCCCATCTCTGCGATGCGACTAGAATCTGCGCAGTAATACTCTATAGTGTCTTTAATAAATTCTTTATTAGTCATAATTTAGCGTATAGTTTAAGAGAAAAATAAATTACACCATCTGATTGCGTCAATTGGATTTTCAAATGATTCATGTGCCAATTGAATTTTATCTGAATTTGCTGGCACGTGCGCAGGATACCATTTGCCATCATTATTTAGTTGCGCACCATATGATCCAAACGATCCTTCTTTGCTCAAATAATTTCCAACTGATTCTAGATATGTTCCATCATTAGCTTCCCATTGGTAACTGCGACAATCTATTATGGCATCCGAATACGCTCCCTCAGTTGCGTTCCAATCGTAACGACAAGTCTGAATTACAATAATTTTTTCGTTCATACTGCTTTATAGTGTTTTAATTTAGACTCCACTGCTTCAGACAAAGTGAACCCATAACTACCTACTGAGTAGTTATCTCCCTTCATAAAGCCCCTATCGCTGACGAATACTTCAGCTTCAATAAATGGATCATCAGGGGATTCCTCTCTTTGATGAAGAGCTAAAACCCTATAAATATCTTCTGAATTGGTGAAAATATCGCCTATTGATATGTTGTGCATACTATTATTATATTCTAGTTTATTGCTATTAGACCTGAGGTAATCGTATCCTTCTAATGCTTTTTCTGTAGTCTCTTTTGGTCTGTCAGCTATAAATTTAGCTGTAGCTCGCTTTACTTTATTACGTGGAGACGGTACAGCAATATTATATAGAGGATTAGATGGATCATACGACATATTTTATACTAGTGCAAGCGTTTTTTTACTATTTCAATAAATTTGTCCCACCAATCTTTAGCTGGTGGATTCGGCTTTTCAAGGGCTAAAGGATTTACATGACATCTACCTAATAATATTAAATTCAGCATAATTCCATGATATTTTGCTGGAACATCTGTAAAATCGAATCTTGCGCTTACTTTATACCCATAAGCTGTAACATAGTCTTTCATTTCTAATACTGGAGGGATATTAACGATAAAAGCAAAAGAAGAACCTTGGTGAATCATATTAAGATGTTTAATAAGGATCTGTATTGTAATTTTTCCATATAGAAATTTTTTTTTCGCATCGTCGGCAATACTTCCTTTTGCCTCTATCCTGTATAGAAGATCGGCACTTTGTACTGCATGTCAAGCAACGAAATCGACGGCTAGGAAGTTTTTTTTCTTGGATCGAATTTTTCGATAAGCTAAGAATAAATTTAAGAAATTGTTTTATTATTCTCATTTTTAGAAAATTATCTACAACAAAATACTAAAGCTTTTGGGTATTTCTTGCAAGCCTGTAAATATTTGCGAACAAATGGAACAAAATCTATATATCTTCCGAATCCATTAGGAGAATTCCATTTTTTAAAATGCTCGGCTCTCATTTTTAAATCTTCTAATCCTTTTTCTAAATAAGGTATAAGCTCTTGAGCTAATATTACAGTTTTGCTTTCATATTCCCACTCTTCATCGAGACCGGACTTAATATAGTCCTCTTTTAACCTGTATGGACGCCAAAGAGCTTCGTAAATACCCGCCTCACTAGCCATTCTAACTAAATTATGGGTAATATTACAACGATAAACCTCTTCATAGAACTCTAGCCATGTTTTACAATCATCTTCACTAACATGTTTTTTAGTCTTTAATGTAATGTCTAAGCTCATATTATTATTGTTTATGATTGCAGTATGTATTTAATAGCGCCTTTGTATCTTTAAAGGATACCTTTGTAAGCCATTTGGACAATATTATCCAAAGACAAACCGTATCTAATCAATCTCACGATCACTCTTTTATCTTTTACAATACGACATAAGAAATCTATTTTTTCCTTATTAGCTGCATTGTATGAAGAAATTCTATCAAGAAGTGATTGTCCTTCCTGTTCTACAGTATTTTGTTTTTTTACTTCTATTGTGTCATTGTCACTAATCGAAGCCTGAGTCGGCGAAAGAGTGAATTTATCCCCATCATTAATATCAAAAACGACATAATGGGTGTTTTTATAAGATATAGTTTTCATTTTTTTTATCGAAATAGTAAATAGCCGCCTGCAAAAAGAACAATTATTAGCATGAATAGACACATGAAGCATCCTGTAAGGAAAACTCCATCATCCATATTACCTTCATTCCTACTCTCTTTTCTTAAGAACATATTAAAAAGATTTGATAATAATGCCTGTAATAACTCCAAAAAAGTAAATTAGGAACATAATTGTGAAAGCTACCAGCTTTGTTCCGCCATCGTCGGGTTGATTAAAGTGATTCATATATATAAATTAAAAGTCTAAGTCAAAAGTACAAGGGCGGTCTTCGTTATTAGACAACATAATATCGTTATTATACGTCTTTTTAAGGAATTCTAACGCGGAAAGTATATGCGAACAAGGGATTGCCCTCATATCCACTTCTAGTTCGGCCATATACCAGAAATTACAGAATCTACCTGTTGAAGCAGGAATAGACTTCTTTAAAAATACCATCTTTGTAAAACTTAAATCATTATTAGTAAAAGTAAAAGTATTCTCATCTACTTTTAATTGGTATTTAACGCCAGAAAGGAGAGTGTAACTCATATTTTATTTAGTGTGGTTCATTAAGACTCGCAAACTGTGCATATAATCGCCTTCCATGCAATCTTTAATAACTAAAGAAATCTCATCCTCTGTTCTTCCTTGCTTCCTAGCCGCTTTACTGAAGAAAGTCAAGAGAGAGAAAAGAGTTCTATTATTAGCGTGGACATTCATTTTAACAGGATCACAATGAATTTCATCCTCTGGTAGTAAATTATATTGTTTTTTCACTCGTTTGGCAAGTTTTAAAGGCTCGAAGTGTACTTTGTTGTTCATTTTTTTGTTTGTGATTAGCTCCCAATGCAGAATACCTCATAAACGAATATAGTCAAGGTTTTTTTTACAAGAAAAAACTATTTTGACTTAATTTTATCCAAATACCTCTTTTTAACTACTTTTTCCACATTAGTCCTCAACTTGATTTCAGGCAGCAACGACATTCTGACCCAATTCCTTCTACGTGTTAAATCGAAATTTAACGGATCTTCTGCCACAAATTGAGTCAAATTGTTTTTTTTGATAAAAAAATTGATTTCTTCTTTAGTATTTAGAATAAAAGGTCGAATTACTTTAGTTTTTCCAAATACTGTCTCTAATGGAATAGGTAAATACTCAGGATGGCCAGCAAAACAATTCATTAAATAGCTCTCAGTAGCCTCGCTTAGGTTGTGACACGTAATTAGAGTGCCTCCCAACTCCTTAAACCAATCATATCTTTGTTTTCGACACCAATCTTCTGAGCTGCCCTTCTCATATTTTTCTTTTGATCTCTCTACCTGAATATTAAAATCAAATTTTTTAGCAAAAGTACGACATTTTTCTTCAATTTCGTCATCTTCTTTGCAAAATTTATGATTAAAGTGTTTTAGCAATGGATTTTTACCCCTCAGATAAAAGGAAACAGCAATACTATCCGCACCTCCAGAAAAAGCAATCTGTGGTGATTCAATTTTTTCTTTTGATAAACAGCTAATCATTTTATTATTTTATTAAAGGAATCTCTACAATTCATCTTAAAACAGAAATTAATATTGTCCAGAGAAAAAAAATAAACTGGTGTAATATTTTGTATGGCCCAGCAATATTCTATAGATAATCTTTCTCAATTATCACAATCAGCAGGAAATATCCCTTTTATCTACGATAGAGACACAGATACCTATCGTCCAATGGAACAAAATGATTTTAGTTTCTTTAATTCTGAAAATGCCGCTTCTCAAGACGCATTCGGACGTTTAAGAGTCTCTAATCCATTTACTCTATTTGATTCAAGCCATAGATATGCTGACAATGGGCTTTGGGTATCAGCTAGTGGAGTTTCTGGCAATTCTTCATTTAATTCTAACCAAGGTTTGATAAATTTAAATGTAACTAATGCATCCGGCTCATATATTTCAAGAGAGACTACAAAAGTATTTGCTTATCAACCCGGCAAATCTCTCTTGAATTTAAATACTTTTGTAATGTCTCCTGCAAAAACTAATTTAAGACAAAGAATTGGTTATTTTTCAACTCTAAACGGATTTTATATTGAATTAGATGATAATATTTTAAGTATAGTTAAAAGAACTTCTGTAGGAGGATCAGTTTCAGAGGAAAAAATACCGCAATCTCAATGGAATAGCGATAAATTAGATGGAACAGATTCTTCCGGGATCACTTTAGACATAACTAAAGCCCAAATTTTATGGATGGATTTAGAATGGCTAGGAGTTGGCTCTGTACGTGTAGGATTTGTAATAAATGGCAAATTTATTCTATGCCATACTTTCCATCATGCTAATATAATAGATTCAACTTACATAACTACTGCCTCTTTACCTATTAGGTATGAAATTGAAAATAAAAATTCAACTACAGGTAGTAGCACATTGAAACAAATTTGTTCTACAGTTCTCTCTGAAGGAGGATATGAACTCAGAGGAGCTCAAAGAGAAGTGGATTTGCCATTGAACGTGCCAAGAATTTGTACATCAGCAAATGTTAATTACCCTGCTATATCATTAAGATTGAAAACTTCTCCAAATAGATTAGACTCTATTGCAATTTTATCAGCCCTAAATATAGTAGGAGATGGAAATAATTCAATATTTAATTGGAAAATAGTCGCGAATGGGACTACTTCAGGAGGATCTTGGGTTTCTGCATCTACAGATTCATCTGTAGAGTACAATACAAGCGGCACTTCTTTCTCAATTGGGAGCGGAAGAATTTTAGCTGGCGGATATTTCACCTCTAATACACAATCTAATCCGCCTATTTATATTGATAACTCAAATCTTTTTAAATTCCAATTAGAAAGAAATTCTTTTACATCTACTCCTTATGAATTAACTTTGTTAGTCGCTGCTAAAGTGGGCGGAGATACAGTTTACGCTAGTATTGACTGGGAAGAAATATCAAGATAAGAGGCTCATGACAGAATTGAACTGTCCTCTCAGGTTTACAAAACCTGTGCATCACCACAATGCTTATAAGCCAGATTTTTTACTTTATCTATCTAGATAAAAAGAATTTTTCTGATCCTTTCTTTGAGTAAAATAACTCTATTTTACTTTTTAGGATTTCATTCTCCACTTCTGCATGACAATTAGCACATAAAAGCACACATTTTTTAGCTTCAGCAATCTGCTTTTCTAAGCTGTAAGCGGATTCGCTAATTTCAAATTCTTTTTGAGAAGGATCAATATGATGAAATTGCAATGCTGATCTACATTTATCATAAGAGCAAACAGAACATTTATTTCCATGTATTTTTAATAACTCCTGTCTAATACGGTTTTTCCTAAGGCTTTTCCTTACAGACTGGCATTTTATACATTTAATTTTATATTTGCTAGAATATGTAAATTCTGTATGCCCATGCTTTTCACAATACTCTTTGCTCCTATGGCCTCGTTCATATTCGACCTGTTCGTTTCCCTTACCGATAGAGGAAAAGAAAGAAAAAAACAATTGGAAACAATTCATTCCATTGAAATTTTGAAATTGGCTCCTGAGGTAGGGTTCGAACCTACGACATAGTGATTAACAGTCACCCGCTCTGCCACTGAGCTACTCAGGATTATAAAATTATTCAGCTTTAGCAGCTAATTTGGCGGCTTTTCGCTCGTTTTTCTCGTCAGCAATTAATTTACGACAAATTTTTGCATTTGCAATAATTTCTTGCAATGCTTTTCGGGCCCGAGTACTAGCCGCTCCATTGCCAGATTCAAACTTTGCATATTCATTTAAAGCGATGACTAAATTTTCGTTAATTAGAATTAATGAAGTATTTGGATTCATATTGTTTTATTATTGTGTTATTTATATGTTCTAAATGCCATTCCGTTTCTTCAAATTTTCAGTATATCTATCTAAAATATCATTAAATTGAATACGAGCTATATTACGCTGCTCAGTAATTCTCTTTAATTCTTTATCAAGATGAGAAAGCAGCGTTTGTTTTTCGATATATTCGTAAATTAAAGCTTGATGTGTATCAATCCAAAATAAATCGTTATTCATGTTAATGATTACCACTGTATGAGATTTTGTCAAGTTTTTTAAAAAAAACTTCATAATTGTCCATCTCCATTTCCATCTCCAAAACCTTCACCATCTCCAAACCCTTCTCCTCTACCCCCTCCATTACCATCTCCCTCCGCTTCTCCATACCCTTCTCCGTCACCATTTCCATACCCATCCCCATCACCATTCGCCTCTCCATACCCATCGTCTAAATCTAAATAATAATTAAACAAATGATTTCCAATTAGTAATTTTTTCATAAATCAAATTTAAAGACCACACAAACTTTCAGTAATTTCTTTATTCTTCTTCATCGTAACCCCCTCCACAGCCATTGCCAGATCCAAACCCTTCTCCTCCCCCCCCTCATCATAACCATCCTCGCTCTCTTCGCCTCCTCCATCTCCTAAGCCATGACCCTCTCCATCCCCATCTCCCTCTCCATCCCCATCTCCAGATCCATATCCAAAGCCTTCTCCCGACTCGGGAGCATGACCAACGCCGTCTCCAGATCCAAATCCGTCTCCAGTGCCAGCACCATACGCAATCCCAACACCATACCCAGCTCCAGATCCGCTGCCAGATCCACGACCGGAGCCTTTCGTGAACCTAGGAAAACCCGGCGACACGCACATTTGATGAATATTTACTGATTTTCCCATGTTTTTACCCAGTTTCCTTTTCCAAATCCACTTCCATCACCTGACCCATCACCATATCCAGATCCAACATTCACTGGGTATGACTCCCCTTCGTCATTATCATCGTTGCTTTCGTCGCCTCCTCCATCTCCTATGCCGTGACCCTCTCCATCCCCATCTCCCTCTCCATCGCCATCCCCAGATCCATAGCCAAATCCTTCACCCCAGTTGCACCCATGACCATTGCTAAATCCATGCGGATTTTCATAAATAGGCACAGATTCATCTGCCATAAAATCTTTAAATCGGTTAATTAGTAAATTGTTCATACTTAAATTAAATTTCATTATTAAAATATATCACAGTATCCCTCTCCAGTTCCAGCTCCATTAGCTGTACCTAAACCCCATCCTGATTCAAATCTACTTCCACAACCATCCCCCATCCCTTCACAGGAAACTTGTCCCCACTCGTCTGCATCTCCATCTCCATCTCCGTAACCGTAGCCGAACCCATCGCCGTTGCCATACCCACGACCAGAACATATACCATCCTCAAACAGATAAGCGTGCAGAGAGTTACCTGCAATTAAGCCTTTAAAATCGTTAATCAGAGAAATTTTCATAAAAATATACATTTAGAGCCAAATCCATCCTCCAGACCCAGACCCTTCACCGCTACCTCCTCCAGTACCAGTCCCAAAGCCTTCACCAATATTATTGCCATTGCCGAGACCATTGCCTGATCCAAAACCATCGCCATCACCATCACCGTATCCACTGCAATCTCCGCCCGCTTCACCATCCCCATCACCGTCTCCTGATCCATAGCCATTCCCTCCACCATTTCCATGTCCTTCACTGTCCCCAATTTCTTCCCCATCCCCATAAATATCAAGAGATTCATCTACAATCAATCCTTTAAATTTGTTAATTAGTAAATTATTCATAATTTAATTAATTACTACCCCATCTCCATCTCCATAACAAACTCCATTAATTACTACCCCGTCCCCATCCCCATCTCCATAACAATTTCCATTGCCATTACCGAGACCATTTCCTGATCCAAATCCATCTCCATCATTGTAGCCATAACTATCCTCACTCTCTTCTCCAACACCATAACAGAAACCTAGACCGAGACCGAACCCACGCCCATTACTCATTACAATCGAATTTTTAAAAAGATAAGCAGAATCGCTATCAGCGATTAAACCTTTAAATTGATTAATTAGTAAAGTATTCATAAATTTCGAGTCCCATACCTCTACCATTACCAGATCCAAACCCAGCTCCATTACCAGATCCAAATCCATGACCTGATCCCGGTCCATACCCAGTTCCATAACAATGTACTGATCGAGAGCCGTCTTCACCAAATCCTGATCCATTTCCAAACCCCTGACCATCTATAGACCCTGAACCGTGTCCATGTTCACATGGTTCAAGTACTGGAAGACTTGAAAATCTGTGGTGATTACATATAATATATTTCATAATTACTCTTAATTGTCCCCATTTTATCTAGTTAATTGTATACCCAGTACCGTCACCTGTACCATCACCTTTCCCCTTTCCTGATCCTTCATCATATCCAGATGAAAAACCAGAGCCATCACCAGACCCAGCTCCATCAATAAACCCACAGCCAAACCCATAACCAAGCCCAGATCCATCACCTAAACCATAGCCAGACCCAGATCCATCTCTATAGATCAAATCAGCAGAATAACCATGATGTCTGTAAAGTAAATTCATATTATCTATTAAGACTCGTCTCCAGCTCCATCACCTAATCCATTGCAGTATCCTGATCCATCACCTAACCCATCTTCAAACATACTTTTAAGTCCAAATACACCATATCCACAACCAAACCCATAAATAGACCCATAACCACTACCGAATCCATATGCATCACCAGATCCGTCGCCAGTTCCATGACCAGATCCAGATCCAAATCCAGATCCACAAATCAAATCAGCACAATATCCGTTATGTATATAAAGTAAATTCATAAGTTAATCGCTGTTTCTAAAACCAAATCCATTTCCTGTACCATCACAAAAGCCAATACATGTGCTGAACTTGTCTGCTACCCCCATCTCCCTCGCCGTCCCCATCTCCAGCACCATCACCCTCACCATGTCCATCTCCAGATCCCTCTCCATATCCATCTCCAGACCCAAAATTACAAGAAGATCCCCACCCGTCACCATAACCATCGCCTTCACCATAACCATCTCCAGACCCAGAGCCGCCGCCTGAACCATAACCAAATCCACATCCATCACCAAAGCCAGCCCCGAAGCCACATCCATCACCATCACCATATCCAGATCTGCCTCCATCACCAAATCCATGGATTACATTAGGAGAGTATCCTTGATGTGCGTAAAGTAAATTCATAAAAATATCTATTAAAGGGCTTCCCCATCACCAACCAAAGCTATAACCTCCTCCTTCACCAGACCCAGCTCCATCACCATCACCATATCCAGAACCCTCTCCAAATAGGCAACGTCTAGACGCATCAATCCCGAATTCATAACCATTCTCCTCTCCATCTCCTGATCCACTCCCATACCCTCTTGCATCACTATAGCCACTCTCATGACCTGATCCTGATCCTGTACCATGGCCGTATTCAATGCCTGACGAGTCCCCATTTCCAGATCCACAGATCAAATCAGGAGAATAGGTAAGATGAATAGAAAGTAAATTCATAAAATAAAAAAAGCGGAGCAGGGATATTCCTGCCCCGCAATTTTTCGTATTACTACTCGACGAACTTAATATAAGTAGCCTCTGCCTCAGGTGTAGTTGGGATGTATTCGATGGCATTAGTCAAGTAAACCTCGCCAGTTGCATTCAAACGGCCTCCTTTAATGCCGTCTTTAGCTACAGCAGATAGACTTAGACCGCCGCCTTCCCACTTCCACAGTCGCAAAGCATTTTTTAGCTTCACTTCCATTGAATTGGTTGGGTTCACATATTCCACATCACCGATATGGACACCAGCCGAGTATGTTCGGATGATACAGCGGCGGCCTAGCATTGGATGAGGAGGAGAAACAGAAGAGTTAAGCCCTGAAAACATAGAAGCTAACTGTTTGGCTTCGCCAATTGTCATATTGTCAATCATATTATTTTATTGTTTTTGTTTTTTACTAAGAAAATGGTAGGCCATGATGGAATCGAACCATCGACACAAGGATTATGAGTCCTCTGCTCTAACCGCTGAGCTAATGGCCTGTAAATTGGTAGGTACTGAGGAATTCGAATCCTCACTGGAATCATTTTAAGTGATTTGTCTCTGCCGTTGGACTAAGTACCCATTTATTGAGAAAGATTGGTGACCCCACCAAGAATCGAACTTGGATAATCTGATTAGAAGTCAGATGCTCTATCCGTTGAGCTATGGGGCCTTTTGTCTTTCTTCTCTTACTCTAACACACTAAAATTGAATGTCAACACTTTTTTGAAGAATTTTTGTCTTTTCCCCACTTTTTAACCCTTTATCAACTCAGAAAGAGCAGAGGAAAGAGGTTTGATCTCTTCGATATTTAAACAAACACACTCGATTCCCTTGTAATTGGAGACATAAGAGTTGTGAAAATGACCATAATACCAATATTTAATCTTCTTTTTCTGTTTTTCGATTAAATTATCTACCCAATTTTTAATTAGAATTTGCTCTTCATTCAAATCAGATACCAAATCCTGATCTTCTTGAGAGAACCCTATGATCATTTGACTCAACAAAGGGAAAGATGTGACCTCAGAGAAAGAAGAATGAGTAATTAGATAATCAATTTCCTCATTACATTCGACTGGTTTAAATCCTTCTCCTTCCCAATAGCTAATTTCATTGATTCTATCGTATCTGTCAATAGATATTGCGCCGCCATTGAAAAGGATTTTTCTATTTTGCCATTCTGCTACAGTACCGTCTTTAACAAAAGTAATGCCGCCATACTCTCCGCCGTACCTCCGACCATCAAAAAAGGATGGATCATCATGGTTTCCACGAACAACATAAACATTTTTATCATTATCGTTTAGTTCATCACCTAATAAAATAGTTTTCTGATGCATTCCTTTAAAACCGATACCGTAGTCCCCTACATGTATCAAATTCGTGGTATTCCCGAGCTTAGCCCACCTTGAAATAGAGCTATTTACTCCATGGGTATCGCCAATAATATCAATATCGCCTATAATTTTCATTTAAATTTGATTTCGTTTGGTAATGACATCTCCAAATATTCTAAGTACTCTGCATTATCCTCTTCTTTACTCTTATCGTCAAAGTCTATTTTTACTATTTTCAAAGGTTTTGAGCTTAAAATTCTAGAAATTTGATCGTTTTCAAAGATGAGAGCCACATTTATAGGCCGATTTGATTCATTGTAGTTCATTTTAATTCTGCTCCATTTATTTTTTTTATATTGTAATGGATATACTTATAAAAAGGCAGAATGTTATTAAAGATATTTTAGATCAATAATTTTGAGTACTTTTATTGAAAAGCCAATTCAAATCAATTTTGCTTCCATTTCTCTCCCACCAGCTTCGAACTATATCAGAGGAATCTTTTTGATGGTCTTTATTTTTAACTTCAATAAAATCTGGATAAAAAGAAGAATTTATATTGGTATTCTCAACAAATAAAGGAAAGGTATAAATATTTTCTTTATTGGAAGCATTATATATAACATTTTCCACATGAGGAATCACTTCTGGAAAAAATGGCAAATTTAAATCATAGCTATAATCTCCTCTAACATGAGAATCTATAATTATTTTAGCATATTCTCTTGAAATCAAATAACCACATGCAGACCAATTGTCCCAAACGTATGGGTGAAGTTTTATATAGTTTTCTAGATTTTCATCTTTTATTTCCCGAATTAAAATTAATTGTATAGCAAACCAATTCTTAGGCAAATTTTGAATTACATAATTCCAGTTAAATGGCCAATATTCATTTAAATTTAAAGATAAATCATCTTCACAGAAAAATCCGTATTCATCATCAGAATTAAAAAACCAATCCTTGATAGCTTTCACATGGGATATACTTACCAAAAGCTCCCGAGAATTCATCAAGTGAAGCCATGGGCTACTTACTTCTATATTTTCTCCTAGCTCACTTTTTAAATCTTCAGGGCCATAAATAAAATTATACTTTAAATTATATTTTTCACATTGCTCCGCAAATAAAGAATGCCTTTCAGTTAGTTTTTTTACAGTTAAACAATTTATAGTAGGTAAATTAATTAAATTATTCATTTTTATTCAAGATTTTTTTATTTTTTACTATAAAGATGCTCTCTAATTTCGTTAATATAACGGCTTACAGACATTAAATTTTCGGACTGATCTCTTCTTTCTGAAAGAGCCTCCATCCAAGCTTCCTGCCCCTGAACATAATAATCTCTAGCATTAAAATCTATTTCTTCCCATTTTTTAGCAAAATTATTAAAAGCAGTAGATAATTCATCATATTGCTTGATTAAACTATCTCTTCCTGTTCCATTAGAATGTATACTAGGTAATCTCATACTTTAATAATATCACATTGATTTTAGTTGTCAAACTTTTAATTACAATTCAAAGCCAAGAAGGCTTTTCTCTTTTACTCCATTTGAACAAATGAGTTTTACCTACCCTGTAATAATCTTGATAGTCTGTTACTACGCACGCGGTTTTACATGCCTCAATAGCACCAAAGCAGCGAGGAGGATCAATAAATCCACTATCAGGCAGGTTAGGCAAATTATCAGCGAACCAATCTGCAACATTTTGGCTTTTATGTTTTTTACCATATCTGTATGTATACTCGTTACACAAAGCGTAACAATAATCTAAAGTCCAAATAAAGTTGTCGAGGCTAGATCTAACCCAGACAGCCATGGGATGATTAGCATGAGTGTGTTTGTAAGGAGCGCCTCCCTTAGGATAAGCAGTCGCCATCATCTGGCAAGCTTCAAGGATGATTTTTACCACATGGCGGTCCACATGGTACTCTGCGCATTTTTTTGGCTCTAGATCAAGGAAGAAGATGTTCACTCTTTGAGTATATAGATTTTTGAATTTTGGTCAAATATTTTTTACAAAAAAAATCCTTACCTGCATTTTTTACAAGTAAGGCAGTGTATAAATTTATATGGCAATAATATCCGATAGTATTGGCAAAAAAATCAATTCTTTGTTAATACTTGAAAGAATAGGGAAAAGAAAAGTAAAATGTCAATGTGAATGTGGAAATATAAAAGAAATAGATTTTTATGACATTAAAAGAAATTTTACAAAATCTTGCGGATGTCAAGCTAATTCCTTAGAGAATAGAGAGAAATCAAGGATAAGAGTGAAAAAAATGAGGGATGAGGGTATTTTCAAAACAGGAGGAGACTATATTACAGATGCTATGACGCCATTTAGATATACATGGAAGTGTATAAATAATAAATTTTCGAAACGTAAGACTGTTGATATTTCTATAGAAGATTTATCAACTATTTGGCATAAACAAAATGGAATATGCCCATATTCCAAAATTAAGCTAATTTTGCCAACACATACAAATTTAAAAGAGTTTAAATCTTATATGTATGCTTCTTTAGACAGAATCGACTCTAACGAAGGTTATACAATTAACAACTGCCAGTTTATTTCCAGATCTTTAAATTATGCCAAGAATTCAATGAGTCATAATGAATTCGAAGATTTTTTGATTATTTTAAGGAATGGCGGAAAAAATTAATAGCTTTTTTACACAGAAAGCTAAAAAACTGTCAAAAGGTGGACCTAGTGGGTAATGCTCCCACGTCTTTAATTCCTCCTCACCGATTAGTTACATGTTTTTCTTTTTTTTTGATAAAAGACAATCTATTTTCTTTTAGTGTGAAACAACACCTATTTTGAAAAAATAGTAAACAAACTTATTTTTCTTAAATAAGCAAACTGGCTATTTTCTGTTTAAAGGAATAACTTCCCACCCTGCTAGACAGATGCCATTTCTGGATTGTACTTTGCAAGAACCTCGTCTGCTGAATTGAAGATAACTTCTGCTTCGGCAATCAAGGCGTCGAACTCATTGGTTTCGGCGTTTATTTTGTTTTTCCCGTTTTTTAAAGTGGCCAACGAGAATCCACTACATGCTAACCAGTAATTTGAAATTAAATCGAATCTATTTAGGCCCAAAAAATTCAAAAAATAGTTTAAAATTAGATATTAAATCCGAAATAGATGGGATTACCTTCTACAGGCAAGTACAAATCATCTATTTGCTCGCCCTTTGTCTCTTGCATTTTTGTCAAATCATAAAGAGTTTCAGAGACTGGATCGCTCTCTTCCTTCAATCTCAGAGATTTTGCATCGTAATAATCATCAGAAGATGAAAGGAACAACTCAATTTGATATCCGATGTCTGAGACCTGATCTAGCCTACTCGGTAAGAATTTTTTTACAAGTGGCAAGTAACGAGTTTCAATTTCTTCAATAACTTTCATTTTATTTAATCTTTTTTACAAATAATAAGTCTAATGTCTGCTTCTTCAAACAATTCTGACAGCATAGAGAATACAATTTTCCAACTACCGCCATTAAATTTACAATTAAGTCCGTAAGGAATCGCTATGCGATAATTAGGTTTCAAATAAATTTTGAGCTCTTCTAGGCAAGAATACAAAGCTTCATAATTAATCCTTCGACCAAAAGAGATAGATCTCTCAAATGATAAATTAAAAATTTGTCCATTTTTTGTGTCTAAATAATTTGTATACCCCAATCCAGCTCCTCTATTAGTTCCGTCTTTGAAATAATCAAGAACTTCAGGGAACTCACTAACAATTCTTTTAGCATAACTGGAATTACATTCCCATTCCGAATTTACTAAGTTGACTATCCCATCTAAACTTTTCTCTTTAAAAAGTTCTATAATATCTGTTTTTTCTAAAATCTCGATCATTTTGAGTTAAGGTTTACATTAAAGTTTGATTTTACTTGATAGATTCTAGATTGCCTTCCTGCCCCTTTGTTAAGCTGTTTTGAGATTTGGTTAGCGAACCCAGTTTTCTCCATTACCTTTACGAGCAGATAGAACTCTTGGAGAGTTAAATCTATACTTTCTAAAGATAATTGTTTATGGAGTTCTTTAATTGTTCCAGTATGCATTTGTTGCCCTCTATTTTGATTTTAGAAAAATTATTAAAGCTATAGTAATATCGCTTTACCCTTAGCATATTAAAAATTGTTATATAAAAGATTTTTTTAAAGAAATTGTCTTACAAAATTAACTACTCGAAAAACAAACATTTTGCAAGTATATTTTATATTATCTATCTCTATTCAAAACATTTTGTCTATTCAAAATAAAATAGTAAAATATTCTCTATTCAAGGATAGTTTCATTTTAATACTCGGAATGAACCCCGTAACCAACCCACTTAATAGGATCATAGGTATAAGTGAAATCATCAGCTAGAGGGGTATGGAATCCATGGAACTCTGATCTAGAAGAAATATGATTTAAAAATTCCCTGAATTCTGGTTCAATTTTTTTAGGGACCGACAAACCGCTAGTGCCATTCAAAGCCCTATCTAAAGCAATAGTGGCTCCAATCTTTTTAGTAGGGTTATCCCCATTCATGACTACAGAGAAACCTACATTAACAATTCCTTTGCTTTCATCTTTGACAGCAACAATTGTCCCAATTATTTTTTTATTTCGACGGATATGTTGGATTTTCATTATTTTATTTTTAAGAAACCATTTGTTTAATAATTTCAATTAGAGAATTTCGATCTACGATCTTTTCAGGAACTTCTGAAGGAGAACATGGCTGAGAAGAATGATCAGTGTATACAAAAAATTTAGAATGGTCTTTTTTATTTTCAAAAGTTACCTTCTCAACAGAGAAAATATTATGCTTATTTTTATATGTTCGCATTTCTACTGTCTCTAATAACTCTAATGTTGATAAAGATTCGTTGATAGGTAATTGCTGCATTGCATTATATAATATAAAAATTTATGTTGTCAATATTTTTTATCAGAATTGTATAGATTTTCTTATACGGCTCATTTGAGATAAAACGACCTCTTCAGGCACATTATGAACATTTATTGTATTGAACACTCTTTCCGAAAGAATTACATGAGACCTATAACCATATTTAACAGCATTACTCAAATAATAATGGTAATCTAATTTAGAACTATTAACATTAGAGCATATGACCAAAGGAGCACTATTAGAAATTGCATGTAAAAATTTCTCTCTACATAATTTATGAGCCTCAACAATTTCTATTTCACAAGCATTATCTTTACTGGGCTTTCCAAAAAATTCGTCAGCTTCACAAATAATACAATTAGAACTTAAAGAGGCTAAACTTTCAGCAAGGAAACTTTTCCCAGATCCCGCAGCCCCTCTAATTAAAATAAAAATTTTATCCTGTTTTTTCTCCATTTAAATAAAAAATAACCCTTCCATCTGCATACTCCTTAGCTGGGCCATCTTCTCTGTGCAATTTATTTTTTACATACCACATTTTATCTCCATTAGCGAATTCAGCAGCGGGACCATCTTCTCTATGTATAGAGCCCTCAATATACCAGAATTTGCCGCCATTAGCGTATTCTATAGCTGGGCCATCATCCCTATGCAAAAAATACATAAATTTATCACAATAGTAAAATGTATTCCCTTCACTATCTATTTTTATATAACGCTCCCTCATTTTAGAACTTTTTATACTCACTATCCTCCACCTGTTTCATCTCTAGAATTTTCAATACTTGAATAGGCAATGTTGCTTTCCTCATTAAGCTATGAGCGCAGGTTGCCCTATAAGCTTTCCAAACAATTTTCCCTGAGCACTCTTGGGTCTTCACATGCCAATTTTTCATCTCTCTAGGTTTTTGAGGATTTTTCCTGACAGCTTTTGGTTTGTTTAGATTTTCCATTTTATTTTTTATAATTAATTTTAATGCTTTGTCAAAAGAATGAGAAGGTGCTGCATCATCATTTCCGCACTATAATCTCCTTTTGTAATGATCGAAGCGATTTCTTCGGCACTATATGGTTTGCGGATATGTCCAGCTACAGATTGCGCCACTTCGTGTAATAAATCAAAATTTTTTAGATTTTCCATTTTAATGTTTTCGCAATTTTAATTTTTAAGGGCTCTATAATGCAGGCTGAAAACTCGTCGTTAAAGAAGCCTGTGTCAACAACAAAATTTATACTTTCTTTTTCTGATATATTTGTAAAATCATGATCTTCATCATATTTTTGTTTAGCAAGTTTTGCGTATTCTTCAATTGTTCTCATATAATTCCCATTCGCCTTTACTATTAGTAAAATAAACTTTTTTAAATTTTAATTGGCGAATTACATTAGAGCAACAATTACAAGGCTTACTCTGATTCAATTTGCCATTTCTGTCTATTCTTAGAACGGCAATAGAATATTTTTTGCAATCATTTTGTCCGAATCGAATACATGCAGATAATTCCGCATGTAGTCTAGAGAAATCTTCATATCCATATTTTTTAATTTTAGGGTGAGTTTTCTTACTATTGAGTCCTATTGATAATATTCTATTCTTTTTGAAAATAAAAGCTATGTGATAGCATCTATTCTTCCGAGATAGCTTCTTCCATGCTATTGCTTGGAATTTCTCTAAGAACTTCAGTTTTGTTGCCACTGGCATCATTGTCAGATTCTCTTTTTTTGGAAAAAATTAAATCCCAGTTTTCATTATACTTTTTATAATCTGAAATACGATTTTTGTCGCCTTTTCCGTTTTGCATATATACTAATTTACTTTTTTGAAAATTTCGTAGTCGCTTTTGTGCTCAACATATTTGTTCCATATAGGTTTATGGATTTCCCTATTTCTGACTGCATACTCTCCTTTATATAGAGAATACGAACATTTGCCAACACTATCAAGATAAACATGAAGAAGTTTTGCCTTCTCCTTGCTTTCTTTGTTATTCTGTTTTTTTTCAATTAGATTTGAAATAAATTTAGAAAAGATATTTTTCATTAGGACTTTAATATATAAAGAGAAAAAAGGTTGTCAAATTTTTTATTTTTATAAATTAATATTTTTACTCCTAATAAAATTTAAATCAAAAGTTGTATAATTTATAGGGTAAATATCAAAAGGCAAAGAACTAGGACAAGTATACCTCCATCCTTCTCCCCATTTTTTATTCAAATACTCAAAGTTAATTAAATTAATTTCCTCCAATCTTTTATAAAATTCTAAACTAGATTTTTTAGTTTGGCTACCATGTATAGAATATTCCGTATTTAATCCGGGTCCATGGAAATAAGGTTTGCTTAAGCCACATATTTTTTTAATATCACTATTATGCAATCTCATTATATAATCAGCATCTTCACAGTAAGCTGGAGTAAGATTTTCATCAAATAACCCGTACTGCTGAATTACAAAATCCTTAATCAGAAAAAGATCCCATGCTCCTTGACCAAAATCCCCTCCATAAGGATGAATCATTCCTATCTCAGGATCATCAGCAGATAGTGATATTTCTTCAAGCAATCCGTTCGTAAACGCTACATCATCATTGACTATAATCCAATAAGGAGAATTTATATAAGATTTTATAATCAAATTCCAAACAGCAGATACTCCTAAATTAGCAGGTAAATGACAAATAAACAATTTTTCAATAAATTTATTTTCTACCAATTTCAAATTCTCAAGTTCTTCTGTTATTTCTCCATTACCGTTATTATTGAATATAATAAAATTTTCTAATGGGTAATCTATACTTTCATATAGGCGTTTTACCCAGAAAGGATTCTTCATTACAGCCGTTCCTATAACAGGTATTTTATTCATGAATTAAAGAAATACATGTGAAATAATCGACTCGATGGTATATCCCATCCAAAATATTCAGAAGCAGCATGTATTAATGATCCATCGAATATTACTAAACGATTAAATATATTCCCTACTGTATCAACCATTTCATAAGGAGTTTTATCAACAAATGTTTTTTGATTAAAAACTTTAAAGCCTTCTCCTTGATCCCAATTTATTTGAGACGAATGATGTATTTTAGTTTCCTTGTGTCTAAAAAAACTTGTGCCACATTCTATCGGAGCATCAGGCGTAAGATATACCATAGCGGCCCATCTTTGATCATCGCAATGATAAACTAAAGGTGTTCCAGCTTTGCAAGTCTGGAATCTCCCATTCATAGGTTGATCATCCCAGTCTGTAATTTTTTCGCCAATAATCTCTTCTATCCTCTCTTTGACGCCATCGAAAAAAAATTGTTTTCTCGTTCTCATACCTAAATACCCTTCATCATCAAAATAATATTGATTTAAAGCAAAATCTCTTACAGCTAAAGGATCTTCATAAAAATTATCTACTACGAATAAACGCTTATCTTTACCATTAGATAATTTTATTTTATCTGTTTCTATTATTCCCCAATCAGAATCGGGGGTTTTATCTATATATTTCATATTTATTTTAATATTTTATTTTTAAAAAACTATCCATATAGTCAGAGAATTTATTAATTCCGAAATCAGAATAATGCCCTAAATTGCTAGACATTACTTCATCTTGACTATAACTAGATAATACATTTGAAGGGTTAATAAAAACAATATTATATTTTTCACAAATAGTAGACAATAAATTTATTAAATTATGTCTTGAACTAATATATTCGTTATTTTTTTTCGAATCATAATGAGAAATAATAATAATTTTTTTAGGATGTAAATTTTTTTTTATTTCCAGAATATCACTTTCAATTTCTTCGTCGCTTTGTTGTTCTATTTTATAATTATCTAAAATTTCATTAGGAGTATTCCTATTATACTCTAAAAATCTTTTGTCAACACATAAATGATGTAAATAAAAATTATTATGAATATATTTTTTACGAGAACATATCTCTATAATGAATAATTCTGTATCTAAAAAAAGTTTATTATAATACTCATTATAATCTATAAATTTATCGTTATATATCCCAGATCTAAAACATACTTTATTATATGGACTTGGTATAATTAATTCGTTTTTTAAAAACCTAATAAATTGTATAATTTCCTTTGTTGAGTGAGGATAATTAATAAGATTATTTAAATTATTATGATTAGATATTTTATTTAATCTACAAGTACCAAATAAAGTAATTGACATATACTTTACTTTTTTTTGAAAGTTAGCTTTTGTTCATATTCAGATAATGAAAAACTATTCTCTTGTTCCAATACAAGATTAAAATTATTTTGCTCCATAAAATTCAAAATTTCTTGTTTAGAAGCCGAGTTTTTATATAGAGGTTTAATTTGTACCTCTGTTTCTACGATATCTACTTTATCAATCATTTCTCCAAGAGATTTAAGAACATTAAAATCACTTCCTTGAGTATCCACTTTAAGAAAATCTATATATTCAATACAATTCTCTTTCATAAATGTATCAATTCTTTTTGTTTGAACTGGAATTACTGATATTAACTCGTCATAACCAGAATCTTCTTGTTCGCATTTTTTTGCGAACTCCCCTTCTTTATCAATTTCTAAAAAAGAAGAGTAACCATAATGATCATGCCAATTAAATTGTTTAAAGCTATCCTCGTCAGAAATCCCAATCTGGAAACATTTCACTCTAGGATCATTTTTATATTTTTCGGAAAGGATATTAAACGCATAAGGAGAAGGTTCGAATGCATAAATTTCATCAAATTCTTCGAAATTACAAATTGTCTCCCCTATACAGGCCCCTACATCAAAACCTATTTTTTTTCTTGCTTTACTTGAAGTAACAGATCGCTCTTCTATACAAATTTTATCTATAATTTCAGAATTAAATCCCATCATTTCTTCAACTATTGAGGATGGACATTCTATAATAAAATTTTCACGTTCATCAATTGAAATTGAAAGTAAAAACTGATTATCTTGATAAATTAATCCTGCACAAAATTCTATACCTTGACTAAAAAAGAAAAATTCTTCGGAAAATTTAATTAAATTCCAATCTTTATCCCAAAATAAAAATCGGTGCCCAGTTTTATAGGGCCAATCTATATATGTAGTATAATAATTCTCATGGACCACTGCCAGATATCCGCCCTTCCAAGAAATTACTTGAGAACTTCCTCTTAAATTTTCTTTTAAATTTTCTAATTTAGTGTTCTGTTCTTTTTTATAAACAACTGTCGTAGTATTTTTTTCAATATCATATTTTATGATTTCTGTTGGATTTGACCATCTTACAAAATGATATGGCATTTCAAGAATTGGCATCCAATTTTTTTCCCAATTATTATCACTTTCTTCTGGTGATAAAATAAGATATCTAGAAATCTCAGATATTACTCCATTTGCAATTTCAACTTCTGATAAATAAATCCTACGTCTTACCGATGTGGGGGAGTCATATCTATCATTTCCACAAAGATACATCTTATTGTGCCATTTAACTAATCTTACATCTTCTAATCCATGATATTCACGTAATGGCAATACATCAAACTTTGAAGTATCTACAATAAATTTTTCTTTAATTTGGAAATTAGAATTTAGAATTGAAAAGTGATTTGAATTAGTATTATTTGTTCGATCAAAACAGCGGAGATTCAGAAATACGCTATCATTACAATTCATAAAAATTGAAGCAGTTAGAAAAAGTAAATTTTCCTTATGTTCTAATTCTATTTTTGTAACAGAACCTCCAGCATTGATAACTTCGGATGTAAAATTTGAAGTATTTTTTTTCATTGTAATAAAAATATATTTCGAGATTTTTTTATACTATTATCTACATTTATTATTTTATTCACAATTTCCATATTCACAAGATCAGGATGAACCCACCAATCTTCGTATGGCCTATTATCATCTGGAGAAATATTGCTAATTACTCTTAAATACCCAAGGCCTTCAAGATAGTTTTTCGACTTTTCTTGAAAAGATTTAGTTTCATCTATATAATAATCATGCTCATAAGTAATAATAGCAAATTTATATTTATCAAATGGTATTTTATTTAGAATATCATAAGTAATATTAGGAGGATCACAATCAAGTTGCAAATAATCTATATTATTAGGCATACGACAATCTTCTAAAAGATAGGCATAGTCAACTTCTCTAGCGTCTAAACAAACAGACACATTTCCACGGTCTCTGAAATGTCTTTCCGATGACTCAGGATCTATATCCAATGTTATTCCATACCAATCAAACTTAGACTCTAATAAATAAGTATTATTACCATAAAAAGGTAGACCCCCTCCTATCTCTAAATAAGTGCCATTTCTTTTTCCATTTAATAGAGTAAGAATAAATATATCTTGGAATGCCTCTGAGTAATTTCTATCTATATGCTCGCAGTTATTAAAATTATATTTTAAATTCTTAAAATCTTTTCTATAATATAAATTTAAATTATTTTCAGACATTTCTATTTCTTGCGATTTAGATCTACAAAATGAATAAAAATTACTTTCGTCTTTCCATGCTTTTAAATTTTTTAAATTATAAATTACAGAATTTTTATGCAACTTATCTAATGGTTCATATATTGACAAATATTTAAAATAGTCTCGCGACTCTTCGCATAAACCTGTATGCCAACTAGATACAGCTTTTTCAAAAATTATACCGTAAAATCCCGGATAATCTAATTTAGTTCTTAATTTGCTAGGATTTCTAGAACTTACTTTTTCACCAATAGAAGCTATTAAATAAGAATCAGACCATCTAAAAGATCTCTCATAAAATCTACTTAAATAAAAATAACCTTCTGGCCTTTTAGGCATTAAAGCTACACAATGTTTTAGCATTCCTTCCACAGAGTTATTTCTACATCCCTGAGAATCAAAACATATAGAAGCTTTTATCAATGCTTCATACATCAATATATCTTCAGTCGATCTTTCAGCTGCCCTTAAATAATAAGAAATAGCAGACGCTGTCTGTCCTATCTCGTGATAGTAAACACCTATATTAAAATTAGCTTCTGGACAATCAGGAGACTCTATATAATTATATAATAAAGATTTTAATTTATCTTTTTGCATTATCTTTTCAGAATTATTTATTCTATCCATTTTAAATTAAACTTTAACTATAAATAAAATCTCTTATAAAAGATTTGGGAGATTTTAAAATATAAGCAGCGTTGTCTTGAAAACCAAAAGTTATCAAATAAGAATCTTTATGTTCAGCTAATCCTATACAGAATTCCACATCAGCATTCATAAAATTAAATTCAGGAGTAACTTTTATAATATTGAAATTTTTATCCCATACAACAAATCTATGATAATAGATAGCGTCTTTTCTACCTACTTCACTTGAAAATAAATCTACCTCATGAGTTATAGCGAAATAACCATCTTCAAAAGGTAATACTTGAGACCCCCCTCTCAGATCTCTAGGTAGAGGAATATCTTTACTAACATTAACAGTTTTTGATAATGCCTTTGAAATATCTATATTAACCAATTCAGTAGGATTAGACCACTTAATATAATGGAAAGGCATGTCTAAAATTGGCATCCAATTTTTTTCGCAATATGAATCTAAATTAGTAGACAATTCTATCCTAGTTCTATTTACTTCTTTAACTTCATTATTATAGACTTCTATTTCAGATAACTCCATTCTTCCTTGACCATTTGTAGTCGTATCTCTCCGAACTCCCGAAATAAACAATTTTTTATCCCAATTTATTATACGAGCATCCTCTAAGCCTACAAAATCCCACAATGGATCATAAGTATCAAATTTACTAGTATCTATTTTAAAAATTTTTTCAATATCTAAATTATCTGATAATTCGCAATACCAATTCCATGTTCTTAAATGCACATCATTCTCAGGATGTATATAAGTTAATGGACCATAAGGATGTTGAAATAATTTTCTTTCAGAATGATAGAATGTATAATTAACATGACGAACTATAACTATAATTTTGCCATCTTTAACCATGACAGAAGGATTCATAAGTCCTGTACCATTAGTAAGTTCAGAAGGAATTATAAGAGGGGCTATCTCTCCCCCTTTATTTATGCTACATCTTACGAAATTTTTTTCCATATTTATAATTTAAATATTTTATTCTGCGCTATCTAATAGTTGAGTTTCCAATCCTAAGAATTTGAGATCCTTGAGCTTGTAAGCTTCCCATTTAAAAGGAACTTGTCGAGAAACAACTATACCTTCCATTGGGAGTCGAGCAGAGCATAAAGGATCTACTTTATCTAGATACTCGGCTTCTAATCTCTTTAAAAAAGTTTTACTCCATTCAGGAGAATCAGAAGGGATATCAAATAAATCCTTAGCTTTCCCATAATAATAAGTTTCTGGAGTTTTTAACTGTTTCTTCTTGCAGTAAGCTTGAATTTGCTCATGAGAAAAAGAAATAACTTCCCCATCTTGATTAGTATAATCAATTCTGAATACTAGGAAATCTCTTTGCCCTTTAAGAATTCCATAATCATATGGGGTTTGGATCATTGACTGCCCATTTACCCAGCCAATTACCTCTCCATAAACAGAGATACCCTTATCCAACTTTGGATAAACTTCATCAGCAACAGACTTCCAAATATCCTCTTTGTAAAAGCCTTTTGAAATTCCAATTGCAATATCTTTATTTTTGATTACATTTCTAGAAGCATAAAGCATCCCGTATTCTTCTTCTGATACTTTGAATCCCAGAAGCTTAACAAGCTTTTCTAAGAGAGAAAGACGGCGCTTGATTAAAACATTAGCTACTACACCATTACTTCCATGATATTTATTTGTAATAGAAATATAATCCTCAGGATTAATCTTATAGATTTCTTTTCTCAAATTTTCCGTATCAGAATGGAGTCTGAATTGATTCTCTACTAATCTTTCAAATTTTTTGACTTTTGTTTTCGGAGATGGAAAACTACTCTCTTGAACAGGCGGCTCATATTTAGAAATAAATAATTCACCGCAAATGGTATCAAAAGAAATATTCTCTTCAGCATCTTTTAAAAACACACCGTACTCACTAGAAACAAATTCGCAAAATTTTTCAAAAGGAATAATATATCCATTAGAATACTCACCTCTTAATTTTATCATTTTGACTCTGCCTTTAGCATCAAAAAATCCTTTGATAATTTTATCTTGATTTAAAAGAGGATCTCTAAAAGAATTACTCCAAGACAAAAACTTTGAAGAGATTTGACTTTCAACAGGACAATACACGCAAATATCACCGACTTTAGAAGTTAAGCCAGTAACAACTACTGAATTCTGTACCTCTGCCAATTGCAATTTATCAGCATTTGGGTGAGGGTAAACAGAATCCAATTTTAAAATTTGAGCTAAATAATTTGAATTATAATCTTTAGAAGTAGAGAGAGCCATAATTAAATATACAAAAATTTTTTAATCTGTCAACTAAATTTTAACCATTTTTATATCGTATTTCTTTGCTATCTCAGAAACTTGAAAATAGTCAATATATACATCTTTAAAAATTACTTTTTTAATACCGAACATTGCAATGTCCATAATACAATGCTGACATGGAGACAGCGTAATGGCTATTATTTTTGCTTCTCCGGGCTTGCAATAACGAAGAGCTGATCTCTCTGCATGAGACACAAACGGCCTTCTAGAGTCTCTGTCTGACCAATCTATATCATACCCCGGAGGGCTACCATTGTAGCCTAATGCAGCAACACTATTATCATGTCTTAATACACAAGCCCCGACCTTCATATAAGGATCTTCAGATCTTATAGAAGCTGTTTCCGCTAATTTTAAAGCGTATTCTTCCCAAGAAATTCTATTCATGATTCTAATCCATCAAAATCTTCTTCATCATCATCTTCCCCTTCATCTAATTCCATCTCTCCATCATCCCCCTGCAAGAAAGAAATAGTATCCTCAAAAGAAACTTCTTGCATTTTTTTAGAAATGTTTAACAAATCTTGACTTTTATCAGAATAATGAGCTGAAGCTAATGATAAGATTAGATTGCAACAAAAAAGAACCTGTTTTTCATCCATTGATTCCAAAGCGCAATGATTAAGAATATTATGCCAATTAACGAAGGCTACTGTAGATATTTTTTCAGCACTATCAGGGAAAACATTCTCTATTATAGACAACATAGTCTCTACATTATTTTTTTCAGTTTCCATATATTAATTAGTTATTCCTTTTATAAGTTTCTTTTTAGCTCTGAATTTCATAGACCTTGAACCTGAACCTTTCATCAAGCAATCAAAATGATTAGGACTAAGGTCTTTTAAAGAATTAGAAATATCAATACTCTCTAAATCGGAAAAAGATTTATCTTTCTGAGTAGATGTATACTTATAAGATACTTTCTTTCTTTTTATAAAGTTTTGAATTCTATTATTTATACAAACAGAACAGAATGTTAAAAATTTAGTTTTGTTTTCAGGGTCAAAAGCATATATAGCGGAGATGATTGCATCATGCGATTCCGATAATAAGTCCTCTGTATAGCCGAAATTCTTATATTTATTGCAAACAATAGTTTGAGCTAACTTATAAGACTTCTCTAGGATTTCTTTCCCTATTGAATAATCTCCAGTTAAACAAAAATTTTTAACTTTTTCTTCTAGAATCATATTATAGAGAATTCGGAGTTAAATATAGGAATACAACCACAAAATGTTTTTTGATGAAAACGAGATCTTGCCATAGAGAAACGATTTAAAGCCTCTATCAAAACCTCTTTAGATCCCCTAATCACTTTAGGAAGAATTAATTTAGGATTCTCGGAGAAAAGTCTTTCTAACCCTTTTAATTGCAACTCATTACAAACTTTTAAAAGGTTCTCCATAAATGGGGCAAATCTAAAATCCTGAACCGTAATATTTTCTTGAACTATTTCGAATCCATCTCTAGTCATTTTTAGTTTAGAAATTTCAGATTGCAAATCTGAATGAATACTAATAACTTCCCAATCAATTAATGTAAATTGATCAGCAATTAAATTACCAGAAGACAATACAGATAAATAAACATTAAGAGCGTCATCTTGAGGAGCTAAATCTCCGAGATTTACAACTCCATGAGGTATTCCATCAAGAGGCTTGTAAGATAAAACAGCGATATTTTCATTGGAGCTTTTCAAAAAAGCTCTCAAATTCTCTTCTTTTTGATGAGGATAAAAAGTTGTTAAAAACATTTTTTACGTACTTTAGTTTTTAGAAGAGTTTGCTTTTAATACAGTTATAAAGCTCATTGCAGCAGCAGGATCAATCCTTTCTACTGTTACCCATTTAGGATTCCATTCGAAGCCTTCTTTAATAGCATATTCTTTTAAATCATTTATATCTAAAGAATATTTTTCTAAATGCTGGGCAAGCAAAGATTGTATCTTCACAGTTTGAGCTTCCGCTTTTAAATCATCCTGCTTCATTTCATCTTGACCCAAAGATATAATACCCAAAGAGTGCCTTACAGCTCGAATAAAAGCTCTGTTTTCAGCAATAGTATCGAGAAATTTAGAGAACTTCTCATCTGTATTAGAAGGTGAAGCATTGGCTGTAGCAGAGAAAGAGAATCCGTCTGGATTTTCAACATTCGGAATCCAATCAATAATAACTGTAGTTGTTACCCCTTCGCTAGGAGAAGTTACTGAGATAGGGTGAACTCGCTTTACTCCTCTTATAGAGGCCAGCTCTCTAAATCCTGCCAGCTTAATCACAAGATCTTCTTCAGGAGACTCATCTATCAATCTGTCTACATCTTCCTGATTAAAATCTTCTAATGATACGCCCCTAGCTGCAAAATTGTACTTGTTAAGCACAACATGCTCTCTTGGAATAAGCTTTCTCCAATCTATAAGACCATTAGATTTTATAGGATATTTAACCCTATTTAGAAGACCCATTTCATTACGAATAGGTATAAAGTCTTCATTCTTTGGGTCTATAAACTCGATAGGATTATTAACTCCTGTAACAGCAGCAGCTACAGGAACTTTTCGAGGAGCTGGTTTAGCAGGCTCTTCTTTCGAGTCTTTAATATCAGAATTTTTATTAGATTTTAACATATACTTTACTGAAGTCTGCTGTAAATTTTTATAACATTCTGAATGTCTTCGAAAGAGGTATCTGGGCTATCATTAAATTCTGCAACAAACAAATTTTTTCCAGTATACATTTCTATAGCTTTAGAAAGCTTTGAAATTATTTTAGAACGAGATTGAGACTCTGGTTCAGTAAAATATGTAACCGCTCCATATAAAGAAAAACAAATTGGCTCTTTAACATCCTCCTTCCACTTCCTTACGAAGGAGAAATTAGAGCCATCTTTATTTAAAGCTCTACCATTTTGCATCCATCTATTTTTATTAGTAAATATTTTATTGAGATTCATTTTTAAATATTAAGGTATAATCTTTATTTTCTAGGAAATCTTTATCATTTATAAAACTTTCATCAAGTTTTACGACAGAAGAAGTAAGCTCTAAATCGTTTTTATAATGATAAATAGAAGCATATGTTTTATTGTTGCCTATATAAACTCGATTACATTTAAAGAATGTATCTCTAGTTTCTAATATGTCAAGAGGTTTTTCTTTTATTTTTTTGTAAACAGTGCATATGCCTAAACATTTAAATCTTGCCTCATTTAAAGCTTCTTCATCTTCACAAATAATACCTATATTGATTAATTTAGATATACATTCTTTAATAAAATTAATATCTATATCTTTATCGCAAAAATAAATAATACTTTTTATATTAGCTACATTAAGATTACTTAAATCGAAAGATGTCTTTGTGGTTATATCAACTTTAGAGACTTTTGTAGCATAAGGTAAATATTGTATATTGTTGCAAATATCTAACCTGTAATTAAAAACATTATCAATCAATTCTCTAGGAAAACTTTTATCAGGAATGAAATTTAAAAATCTCGGACCATATTTATCCCCTATGTACAATGTCTTATAATTTACAGTGCTATCTATATCTAATTTTTGCAAAATAGCTTTAGCTACAATTTCAGGTTTTATATGATTGATATTTTTAGGCCACTCATCTTGTTTATAATTCCATTTCGCAGTTTTTAATTCAGATCCTATATATAAAACTTTATCGAAATCAGGTTTTATCATCTTACTTGGAAAATTACTCCCCAATAAAATCAAATCTTTTTTATAAACCCTACATAATTTAGCTGTTAAAATATTAGACGTAATACAAAGTTTACTATTTTTTATCAAATAAGCTAACTGCCTTATAGTCAGTTGACTTCTGAGGTCTATAGAATTAGGAACTAAAGGATCACTTAAATCTCCCACTTGAACTACTTCAATATTCAATAGACTTAACTCTTTTGAAATAATAGAAAGAACCTCTGGAGAATAATCGTAAATTTGGGATTTCTTCTCAGAGCCAGTTTGATAAATAATATATTTTTTAGGAACTGGAAAAAAATTTTCTGGAAAATTCTCTTCTTTCTTTAATTCATCTAAACCACAATGTTGAAATATTTTCTTTAACATATTAAAAATTATTTTTTATAAAATCTGTGCAAGTCCTTGCTATTTTTGGATGAAATGCCATATCGAAGAAACCTTTATGATCCTCTATACCTTCCATCGCAAAAATATCATCTAAAGCCGGACTATAAGGAATAGTTTTCTTTATAAAATCTAAATGCTCAAACATTAATGGAAATAAAGTCGAAACATAATAATCCCATTCTGATTTTGGATATTTAAATTCTAATTCTTCTAAAACAGCGATAGAATCTACACAGTCCCCAAGATTGCCGTCTTCGACATACAGAATTCTTTTTTTACCATTTTTAGTATCTATAAGGTCTTCTATAGAAACAGTTTTCTCATCTTTATCTTTAGAGAAAGAAAAATCATAATCTGTAAAAGGAAGATCATCTAAAAACTTTTCTATTTTAGCGCAAATTTTATCACCATCAAAATTTTCTAAAGCCCATTTTCTTAAAGCTAATCCTTTTTCATATCTTTCTGTTTTTGTTAAAGAAGTAATCTTCTCCATAAACTCTACTATAGAAGAAGGCAAAACTTGAGCTTTATCAAATTGAGAACCGTGCTCTCTATATAAACTAAAATCAAGAGGAAAGACTTCAGGATTTACTGTAAAATTTGTTCCATAAGCATAATTAGTGGTAGCTGTTGGCAGTCCGCAAAACAAAGCTTCTAAAACTGGCATTTCAAATCCGCCGCTAGTAGCTGGATGTATATAAGCATCGCATATATTGTATAATCCACATAATTCTTTCTCTTCTACACCTACAGATACATTTGTAGTATTAACTCTTTTTTCCGATTTACAATTTTGACAATTCATTTCCTGACCAAAGAAAGGCTTAACAGTTACGTCCTTACAAGAAGAACATACATAAGTAGTTAATACATCATCTCTTTTAACTCCGAACCTTTCTAAGAATTCAGGAATACGCCAGCCTTCTGACCAATTTGTATGTAAAAATAATTTACAATCAATTTCTGGATGCTTTAATTTAAAAATAGAAAAAGCTTCTATAAGTGTGCCTACTAGTTTTCTGAGCTGATTTCTAAAAACAAATCCAAAAATAAAAGTTTTATCTGATATTCCAAACTTTCTTCTTACTTCTTTCTTTTGATTCTCTGAAAAAATTATGAAATCACTATGATCAATAAGAGCTGGCATATACTCTGACTCTATACCTTGTTCAGCAAGAGCGTCTTTAGCAAATTGAGCCTTTACCCAAAGATTTCCAAATTTATCTTTTTGCTCTTTAAAAACTTTTAATAAAGGCAAAGAATCAACAGGCGTCCAAAAAACATGAGGAAATTTATTGATCCAAGGTTTATCGAAGTATGGCATCCCCCATATATCTTCTAACATAATTAGAGCATCAGGCTTTTCTGTCTCTAATACTCTATTCATATTATACTCTCCATATTGAATAGCTTGCATTTTAGATGGGTCATTCCGAAACTGATCTATTTCCCTTGGATTGTCAGGCATAGCTCCATAGCATTTCCAAGGCATAGATTTACATACATCATGACTCCAGTTAAATGCTCCAGCGGCATATTCTACTAAATCATATTTCCCAGTCTTAAAAAGATATGACAACAAGAATTTCATATGCCTTCCAAAACCTGTATTTGCTAAACAAGAATTAGAGTGTAATACAATTTTTTTCTTTCTTTCCATTTGATTTGTTTTTTAAAATATATAATAAAAAAGGCCGCTCGCTTATAAAGCGAGAAGCCTTAGTTCAACTTTCAATTAAAGTTAAAATGGGATTTCATCTTCCTCTACACTTTCAGAGAATTTATCTTCTTCCCAATCAGAGGACGTAGATTTAACATTTGTCAAAGGATATGTAGCAGAGCTTGGATTAGAAAGACTTGATTTAATCTTTTCGTTAAGAACTTTAATCTGCGCGACAAAGAACTGGTCAATTTTATCGAAATCTCGAATAGTCTTACCCTTAAAAGTAATTTCTTCTGGAGATGGCAACTCAGAGGACTCAAACTTCCAAGTAACCTTGCTATCATTTTGAGTTACATAATACGAATCATATCCAGTCTTTGAAAGATAATATCGAATTGATATATTATCGAAACTTTCTAGATTAAAAAAAGAATTCAACAAACTTCTACTCGCAATATTCATGCGAAAAGGAATAAGATAACTCTCGTCGCCATCTTTGATGAAAGCTTTAACTCGGAAATATTTATCTCCCTTATATTCCTCTTCCACAGCTTCAATTTTAAATAGAGATCCAGATATGCTATTGATGGAATTGTCTTCAGAAGGAACCCACTTGTCTCCTTCTTTCGAAGAGATTTCGAAAAATGGCCTTACATTCTCTCCATTAATTTTTGAAACCGGCTTAAGGATTAAAAGCTTGCCACTTTTTTCATTTTTGTTTTGTAACATTCGATTGTTTTTTTATTTGGTTTTTGTTTTTTCGGAAAGAGGTTTTCACCTCAAAATTTTGTATACTATAATTACATTATAGATTCGAAAATGTTTCTTAAATTTCTATTTTTTTAGTTGCCATCATGCTCTGGCTGATCAGGTATAAAATCTTCGTCTTCGTCTTCTTGCTTTTCCCCGCCTTTTAGCAAATCAAGGAAAGTTTTGACAGCCATAGTTGCAAAATTAATTCTATCTTGCTCTGGTGCGAAAGAAACATACGAACTAAGGACTAACTGAAGAATAGATCCTACGAATTCATAATTGAAAGGATGATCATCTACAGAATCAAAACTAGCAATTTTATATTTCAGTTCTTCTCCATCTTTATTTTCTACGATATCTTTTAAAATTATTCGAAACAATACACTAGGATTACTTTCGCCTACTGTTTCATCTACAGACGCTTCTGACTGTAGTTCTTCAAAATCTGCATCTTTTATTTCTGAATTTTCGTTTTTATTAATTTTCATTTTATTCTATGTTTTTTAGTTCTGAGAGTTTTGTATAAGCTTTATGATTTTGGACTTCCATCTTATTTATCCAAAAAATATCATCGCCTTTTGTCCCCTTTATATACAATATATCTTCCTCTTTTGGCTCTTCATTATTTTCTAAATATTGAGCTAATTTGTCACCTAACAACATTGCATATTTAGTTCCTGTTTCATCAAAGATTTTCATCTTTAGATACCTATTACCATTCTTACTTTTGCCTGAAAGAGTATCTTTTACAATACAAATAAGTTCAAAATTGCCTTTAACAGGAACATACTGATCTATCTCATCTATATTACGAATGTCAATATTAAAATCTCCAAAAACCATTTTCATGGTAGTAGAATAAGAAAATCCTAAAAGCATTCTTTCGTAGAAGAATGATGCCAAGAGTTCATTACGACTATTGAGATTATATATTTTGAAATATCCTACAGAATTTTTACGAATAGTTTCTAAACGAGACTCTTTAGTAAACTTTTTACCATTCGAATCTATCCAATTCAAATAATCTTTAAGCATTATAATTAGATCAGAATTATATTTGCCTTCATTGTTTATACAAAATATCTTTTCTTTAGGAGTCAATAGGTTCCAGAGCTGAGCTTCCAAAACCTTCTTAGATCTATCCTTAACTGTATGACCTAAGGCCCCACTCTGGATCAGAGAAGAGAGAATACCTATCCCAAGTTTAGCGTCTTTAGCAGAATTATACAATTTAAAATCAGAATCTATATCAGAAGATATGAAACTCCTAAGCTTATCTATACTTTTATCTGATATACCTTTTATCTCTCCTAGTCCGAATCTAATATTCTTTCCTTCAATAGAAAAACCTAATCCGCTTTTAGCTATATTTGGGGGCATAAGTTCAATCCCAAAATGGGGCAACTCATGTTGGATAAGCTGAAACTGCTCTAAGAAATCACCTCTAGTAGAAGCTATCTTAAGACAAGCAAGAAAGAACTGTTGTGGATATTTATGCTTTAGATAAACTGTTGAGGCTGCGATACTTGCATAACTAAAAGAATGGGAATTAGATACAACTATATCATCAGCATAAAAATTATGATTTTCACTATCCACCTCTAAATCTATAGAATCTTGTAATCCTATATGTTTTATATATTTAATTTTATTTGCTGTCATTTTTTAATCTCTTTTATATAATTATCCCTTATTTCTTTTGCATCAGATTGAGAGTTAGCACATCCGATATATTTACCCCTAAAATAACACACCCATCTATTAACACGTTTGCTGATATCCAAACAGACACCGATATAGTTAGATGTTTTTTTGATCGTTTTCAAATTGGCTTGTTGACTTTTAATGAATTTTCTTTCATATCCTATTTTATCATTTTCATAATTTTTATATATAAACTCAAAAAATTTTATACATCCATTTACATTTCCAATATTGACTGTGCTTCCTTTACCCAATTTACTTCGGGTCTTATAGATAGAACACCTTATGCCTAATTCTTCACAAAGAATTTCAAAAAATTTCCAGTCTTGATCAATATTAGAAGATAATTGAATCTTAACAGATGGAGATTTTCCATTTTCATTCATTTTAAATACGAAACAACCGTCCCCATCGAAATACCCTCTCCACCAATAATGCTTTAGATGATCAGGGATTAAATTTAAAATCTTAAATGGAGAACTCTTAGATTTTATTTCATAATCATTTTCTACCAAGAAATTTGAGATATATTTATCGGATAAGTAAAACATAACGCAAGGTTTCCCACTAATAACTTGACCCTTATATACTCTTTGTAAAGCTTTTTTTTCATACGTTTTCCATTTAAAATCTCCCCATTTATCCAAAACTTTTTTTAAATAACTTGAATCAGACTTTGTGACTGTAACACTTATAAGATAAGACTTTTTAGAAGCTTTACTTACAGATCCATCTGCCCACAAAAATCCTAATGTATAAACAATTTCAGGAGTCCATAAATTTATATAATCATTTATATCGCATTTATAATCTTTATTACTTTTTATTTTATTTTTTAATACGAATGATTCTATTTGAGATGTTGTTTTATTTAATTTTTTACGACAATAACCAACCCCAAAAATTGGAAAATATTTTTTTATAAACTCCCCTTCCTCATCATTAATTTTGTATTTATATGGCATATATTATACATATACACTAAATATAGCTATTTAGATATAATCTTTATATCTTCTTTAATAATTTCCCTTAAACTTTTCATAGAAAAGTTTTCTGTTAAAAACTTATGATCTAGAGAACATTTAATTTTTTTTCCATCTTCAAGTTCTACCTCATACATTTCAACTTTATTATGATATATATTAAGGACTTCAACTAAATGATCTTTTTTCTTATCTATATCAAAAGCTACAATAAAATCTCCTTTTTTTATATTTTTGATTTTTTCTTTTTTTCCGTTTTTTAAATCTACAAGAGAATCCAAAGATAAACATTTATTGAAACTGTAGTTAGCACTTTGCTCCAAAATTTCCCATAATAGATCTGGAATCTGTTTATTCAATCCATTTTTCTCACAAGTTTCAAAGATAATATCTTTCCACTTAGCCATCTCTTTGATTTTCTTCTTACCAATGCACTTACGGATTACTTCTCCGTCAGCTTTCGTAAGACCAATTTTCTCACACATCTGCATGGTAGACTCTTGGTAAAGAGCCAAAGATGCAGTTGATTTCAAAAGCTCATCAAAGAATGGGTGGATAGACTCATTCTTACCTTCATTAACGAACTGGGCATACCTATCAACGAACTGCAAAGCTCCGGGTCTAGCTAGAGCAGTAACTGCTGCTAGATCATCCATATTTTTAGGCTTTACTTTATTGACTACTCCTAGATTACAGTCTCCACTAATTTGGAAAAGTCCATATGGATACTTGACATCTTGAAGATGACTAAAGACATTTTCATAATTAATATCAAAATCTTCAGGTTTTAGATTTAGATTGGAACAAACCTCATTGATAATGCCGACAGCTTTTAATCCCAGCAAGTCAAGCTTAATATTATCAAGCTGAGCGTAATTCATATCGTAGCTTGTAACCATTTCATCTTCTCCCATTTCACATGGGATAGAATCAACAAGTTTATTATAAGACACAATATAAGCACTAGCGTGAGAACCTTTAGAACAGTTCAATTCTGAAAGTTTTAATGCTATTTTATATGCTTTAGGATTTTCTTTTACGAACTCCGCAAAAGACGGAACTTCTTTTACAGCATTTTTTAAGGAATGCACCTTCCCAAATAGAGAAGGAATTTGTGAAGAAATTTCGAGACTTTGTTGTTCTGAATATCCCAAAACAATTTTACAAACCTCTTTAATATTCTTTCTACTTTGCAATGTACTGTAAGTAGAAACTTTACAAAAATAGCCATCATATTTTTTCTTTAGAATTTCAATTAGTATTTCCCGTTTAGAGTCCTCAATATCAAGATCAATATCTGCGGCATCGGAATAATATTTAATACCGTCTACTATATTAGGTGTTGTTCTCGAAGGAGACAAAAACCTTTCAAAATATAGACCATTTTTTACAGGGTCAATATTAGTTACACCAAGACAATACAGAACTAAACTAGATGCCGCACTGCCTCTACCCGGCCCTACAGCAATACTATTCTTTTTAGCAATATTGACGACATCCCATACCATCAATAAATAATCTACGAAATCTGTGGGGCTAATAACACCCATCTCATAAGACAATCTATCTCTATAAGATTTCTCTTCTTTCGGGTCAATATCATTCTTTAATCTTTTTTCGAATCCCTTTTCAACTAGAATATTAAAAAGCTCTAAACTTGTCAAGTCAGAACCATTTAAGCTAAAAGGAAGATCTAGCGTAGCATGATCCTCTTTGCTTAAACAAAACTTTGGGAGCCTAATCCCATGGATATTAAGATCTATTTTTTCGAATCTATCTAAAAAGGGTAACATATTTTAAGTCTCTTGAAAATTGTAAGCGAGTTTTTTGAAAATTTGAGCAGTTAGAAAACAGTCATAATCTCCTTGGTGAGTTTTAGAAGCATCTATTTCAATACCCCATTCATTGCAAAGATAAGCTACATTACTTTTCAAACCTTTCTTGATAAAATTTGCCCATCGAAGTTGCCAAGCATCGAAATTATCAAACTCTGGAGTTGATCCGCTTAAAAAAGCTTTTGCTAAAGCATTAGTATCTACCACTCTTGAAACCCAATCGAAATCTGTAGATTCCCCTATCTCTCGAAACCAATTTCTTATTTGATAAACATCAAATTTTAGTCCATTATGAAAACCTAGAAGGTTATCTCCAAAAAACCATGGAGATATTTCTTTGTAAACTTCTTTAGGACACTTAGCAATCTTTTCGTATTTCTTGTAATTAAATCCTGTAACCTCAGCTGCTCTAGGATTAACATTGAGATCTTCCCACCATAGATATCTAGACTGACTATCTACAATAACCCCATTATCCATGACTACCCAAGCGAATTCCCATGGACGAGACGTATTCAAGTTAAGACCCTCAGTCTCTGTATCAGCAAAATAAATTCGCTGGTTGATATCTAGTTTATTCATATTGTTTTTAGAAATTGTATATTATCTTCCAGCTTTTTGATCCATTCTTTTGCATCTTTTTTAGTTAATGATTGAGGTGTAAACATTTTATATTCGCCCTCTGGACCTTGTACAGTATATTCATTAACTCCCATAATTTCTTCTATGCTTTTTATTTCAGCAAAAATCTGAATACCTAAAAAACCTCTGCACTGAACAAAGTCTCCAATTTTATTATTCGCCATAATTAATATTTAAATTAAACGATCTTTAGCTTCGAGATAAGATTCCCAGCTAAACTCTCTAGAAGACATATCATCGAATCCCGGATTATCTAAGGTTCTGCCTGATCCAAACTTTTTTCTATTCAAGCATTTAAGAGCTAGAAAAGCATCGTAATCTTCTCGATTTTTGTAATAAATACTTTTTGTTTCAAGGACTTCTTTTTTATAAGCCTTAGCATATTCCAAGGCAGCATTGCGAAGAAGATTATCAAATACTATACCGTTGGATTCAATAAAAACTGTATGAGGAATATTTCTTGAGAATTCAGGTACACAGATATTCTCTTTCAAAAGATTATTGTGAATGAAAGAATCGTAAAAAGGAACTGCAATCTCTAAGTCATCACTCCAATACTTGTGTAAATCAGAATAAGAAAGCCTAGGCTCTTTATAAAAATTATCATAAGATGCTAGAGTAGATAACTTTATTAGAGTTTTATATCCTTTTAAGTTCTTAGGGAAAATAATATTTTTATGACACGATATCAAAGAATCATCTGTCTTCTCAGAAGAGTCCCTGATGAATGTCATTCTCAACCCGAATATAAGCTTAATATTAGAAGCCTCGCAAGCTTGCAAAGCCGCAATATACCCAGACATACTATCTTCTACTAAGACTATCTCTTTAAGCTTATTCTCTACAGCTATATCTATAATACTGTCAGGAAGATCCTTGTCTCTGCTTGAGTCATACGGGTCAACAGTTAGAATAGAACGCAATAGACTATAATGCGACTTAAACAATGGGATCAATTGAGTCATGAATTCTAAAAAGAATCTTAGTTAAATTTAGGACAACCGGAATGTTTCCTCTGCACAATTGAATAACCCATAGTAACATGCTTGTCAAGTTCCTTTTTAGAATATGCTGATTTAGAAGGACACCCCTCTTTCACAGCTTCGAAATAAAGGAAAGGAGCTTTATATTCACAAACCCAAACTGGTGATCCATCTTCCTTATAAGTAAAAGGTTCTTTGCCGCAGAGCCATTTACGTTTGAAATCTCCAGCCGCTGTATTGGCTAAAGCTTTTTCTAATCCAAAATCTTGCAAATAATTACTGATGTATTCTAAATAATCTTCAAATGCATCTAT